ATACGAAGCGCCAGGGAAGCCCAGCGGCAACTATACACGGAGAATCCTTCCGTTACCGGATACCGGCGGCAGGCTACGCAAGATGCGCGGGTATGCCTTGCTTGCTTGGCTTTGTCTGGCACCTTGCAAGCCACCGATACCATCATGCCAAGCCACCCGAACTGCCGGTGTGTGATGATACCGGAGACGCTGAGCTGGGCAGAGATAACCGGTGATTCTTCTATACCGGATACACGCCCAGAGGTAGCCACGCCTGATCGGATTCTTGCTGGTTTATCAGAATCTGAAAAGTTAGCCATCATGGGGCCTGCAAGATATCAGATGTATCTAGATGGCAAACCGCTTGCTGATTTCGTAGCCGTGCAGGATAACCAAGACTGGGGGCCTACAACCCGCGTAGTGCCCTTACGGAGCCTTGTGTAGGTATGTGGGATAGTGGAGCCATGGACTTGCTGACATCATTCGTAGACGGGATAAAGAGCGACCGGCTTGGTTACGTCAAGGGCTACCTCGTGCGCTTTGGTGATACCAAGAACGCTGACCTTGAAGGTGACTATTTCACGAAGTCTACCGACTACGGATTCCCGATGACCGAAGGCAAGCGCGTACCGCTAAACGTCTACTATCACCACGGTATGGATAGTATGGTAGGGAAGAAGTCTATCGGTACAGGCTACATCAAGATGGACGATGTCGGGCTATGGTATGAAGCCCAACTAGACATGGCCGACGAGTACGGCAGCATGATCGCGAAGCTCTGCAAACAAGGCAAGATGGGCTTTAGTTCCGGTGCTGCTGGTCATCTGGTAGAGCGCAAGAGCATGGGCGGTGCCGCTGAAATCACACGCTGGCCTATCGCTGAAGCATCGATTACACCGACACCTGCCGAGTATCGCAACAGCGTAAAGAGCCTAAAGGAGTATTACGGCATGGAGCCTATGATGGGTATGGAAGAAGAAGAGATGGTCATGGCTCCAATGCCTGAGCAATCCCCAGAAGAGTACGCCATGTCGGTCTTCAACGAGTCTGAAGGTGACCTTATACACGAGGGGCTTGAAGCCTACTACGATGCGCTTTGTGGAGCCATCGAAGCCGTATCAGATCAGAGCATGGCGGATGCCATCATTGATGAATTTGCTCGACGTGCAAAGGGCTTGTATGCCATGCACGGAATGAAGAGCGTACAACCCGCATCCCTGCGGGGTGTAGAACGTCGACTGCGGGATGCAGTCGGTCTTAGCCGGGCGAGCGCCAAGCGCTTAGCACCTGTAGTCTGGGATTCACTGCGGGACGCAGACCAGCCAGAAGTGCAACCGGAACTCGTAGTAGAGGCGAAAGCCCATGACAATGACGAGCGCCAGGAACTGCTGGCACGTCTGGAGTTGCTAACACAACTATGAATATCGAACAACTGACAGCCAAGCGTGAAACGCTTCTGGCTACAGCCCGTGAGCTGGCTTCCGGTGATGGTGACCTCGCACAGGTCAAGAGCATCATGGCCGAAGCGAAGCACATTGAAGAGCGTGTAGAGACAATCAAAAGCCTCGGCGCTTCCGCTCCTGTCGTAACACCTGCGGTTGACGCAACCCCATGGAAGGGCGGCATCAACGTTCAGCGCAACCCGTTCAACGGATCCGCTGATGAGAAGAACCTGAAGGCTTACACCTTTGGGCAGTTCGCACGTCACTTGGCTGGTGTCAAGTCTGCTACAAAGTGGCTTCAGTCCAACGGACACATGAAGGCGCAGAACGAAGGCACGGACACTGCCGGTGGTTTTACGGTTCCTAACATCGTTTCGTCGGATCTCATCTACCTCCGTGAAATGTACGGTGTTGCTCGCCGCAACAGCCGCATCTACCCTATGTCCTCGGATACCCTTTTGGTTCCAAGTGCAACCGGTAGCACCACGGTCTACTACGCATCCGAAGCAACAGCAATCACTGATTCGCAGCTGACCTTTGCGCAGGTTTCCCTGAGCGCAAAGAAACTTGCAGTCCTTACGATTGCATCTAAGGAACTCGGCGAAGATACGGTTATCGACCTTGGCGCAGCACTTGCCCGTGACATGGCATATGCAATCGCTAAGGAAGAAGATAACGCTTGTTTCAACGGTGACGGTACCAGTACATATGGTTCTATTACCGGTATCCTCAATGCCGTCTACGGCTTGAATGCTACCAAGGCTAACATCGCTGGTGTCGTTCTTGGTGCTGCACTTTCCGGTGCTGCATTCAGCAACTTTACACTGGCTAACTTCCAGTCGATGGTTGCAAAGTTGCCAACGTACGCAGACAATGCCAAGTGGTATATGCATAAAGACCTGTTCTTCAATGGTGTGGCTGACAAACTTATCGCTCTTGGCGGAAACGCAATCCTCGACATTCAGAACGCATACACTCAAGCACCTACGCTGTTCGGCTATCCGATCGAGTGGGTACAGAACATGCCTAAGTCCCCAGCTGCAACAACCCCTGTTGCTATCCTCGGTGACCTTACAAAGGGTGTTGCTTTCGGTGACCGCCGTGCAATGACGGTTGAGGTTTCCGATCAGGTGAAGTTTGTCGAAGATGCTCTTACCTACAAGGCTACAGAGCGGTTCGCATTCAATGCGCATGACGTTGGAAATGTTAACGCTTCCGCTGCATCTAAGGTGCCTGGTTCGCTCATCGTCCTCGCAACCACAACCGCTTCCTAAGCGGCTCGGTTCTTATCTCAAGCCCTCGGCAGACGTGCCGGGGGCTTTTCTTTATGTCTACTGCGTTAGTGTTGACAATAGGGCTGTGTGGGATAGTGCTAGCATGATGACACGAGCCGAAGCGATAGCGCAGGTATCACTTTTTGTAGATGCCCAGTCCTATCCGCAGATGTCCACCACCGATATAGGGTCTATCCTTGATAACCTGTCCCGATTCTCTACATGGACCGCCAGCACGGCTTACTCTGTTGGTGACCGTGTTGTACCAGTAACGCCTAATGGTCGTGTATATGAATGCCGAGTAGCAGGGACAAGCGATAGCACCGAACCAGACTATCCGGCTTACCCTGCGTACCAGTTCCAAGGCTTCACCATCGAGGATGGTTCATCTGATCCGGTGCTTACTTGGGTTGATCAAGGACCAGTGCAGGTAGAGCGTTATGATGTCCGCTCAGCTACACGCCAAGCGTGGCTCATCAAAGCATCCCGCTGTGCTTCTGACATCGATGCTAAAGAAGGCACAAGCGATGTCAAACTAAGCCAACTCAAAGCGCACTGCATAGAGATGGCTGAACGTTATCGTCCGGTGGTGTTCGCATGAGCCCTATCCTCCGTGCAACGCTTCAGGCTGGCTTGGTTCGCAACCTTTGCCAGACACCTATTGAGGTTCATCGCTTCACCTTGACCGAAGACGGCAGAGGTGGTGTTACTGAGACATGGCGCAAGGTTGCTGATTACAAGGGCAGGCTGTCCAACCAAAGCGATACAGAATCGATTGTAGGCGGTGGCATCCAGCCATCAGCAGGCTGGAATGTAACCCTCCCGGTTGGTGCTGATGTAATGGCTCACGACCGTGTTTATGTTGTTGGTGATGAATCGAAATACTATGACGTTGTTGGGACAGACTTTGGGCAAACCGATCTGCTGGTTCAACACGTTGGACTTGTGGAGAGAACGGCATGAGCCCTGAGATGTGGGTGCAGATGGGCATCCAAGCTTTTGTTACGTTGTTTGCGATTGGTTCGGCTTGGGTTGCATTGCAGGTAAGGCTTGCAAAACTCGAAGTGCAGAACGCTAACATAATTCAATCGCTTGACCGCCAAGGGCAAGAAGTCCGGATGATAGAACAACGTTTGGGCAAACTAGAGAATAAGGTTTCAGCAATGGAGGCACGAAGAACATGAATGGAATTTCAATCAAGCGACTGGTCGCAGTTGTGATCGTGGCTTTCGTGGCTTCGTTCACTACGGTATTCGGTGATGGCATCCGTACCGCTGAAGCACACGACATCTCCGAGCTGGGCGCAGTGCTGGCACTCTACGGCTCGAAGGCTGTAGCGGCGGGTGTCTCCGCTGCGGTAAGTAGTGTGCTGGCGTTCCTCACGATGCCGTTCAAGGGTACGAATGCGAACAGCCTGAAGGTGGGCAAATGAACTTTCAGAACTACAGGCTGGAGCCTAACCCGAACGTGGCGGGTGACTGGATTGTCTTTGGTGATATCACCGATGACGCAGGGAATATCCTTGGAACGTTTGGGCCTGATGGGACATCGGTATTCGGTTGGTGGGTTACGCAGGATGCACAGTTTCAGCAAAACTACAGCAACCAGTTTGCGGTTGTGATGGCTCAAGAAATCGTGAATGGAACCGCTGAATAATGGCGATTTATTATGTTCGCACCGATGGAAACGACGGAAATACTGGCTTAGGGCCGGCGGCTGGTCTTGCTTGGAGGACTATCCAAAAAGCATTAGGTGCAACCGGTATTGCATCAGGTGACACCGTCTACATTGCGCCCGGCTCATACACTGAATCTGTTACGATTGGTATGACATCTGCAACTGCTACAACATCAGTTATTGGTGACCCAACAGCCTCACAGTTTATTGGCATAGCGGCTGGGCCTGTGTTGTGGACTGTTTATACAAATACCGGGACGTCACCTACGCTCACTTCAATCATTGCTACGAGTAAAAATTATCTGTCTTTTCGTAATATTGTTTTTGATGGCGGGACTGTGGCATTCACAACCAGCGCAAGTATAAGTTTTACAAACTGCCAGTTTACAAGTGCAAATTATTCATCTGCAACCACGTTCACCCTTACATCGCCAACATCCACAGCTGCATCTCTCACAATAGATAAATGTAGTTTTATAGGCGGATTTACTCAGCTAAGTGTGACAGGACAGAATGTCAGTGATTCAACAAAAATATCTGACAGTTTATTTTTAGGGGCAAATAACAATTGTATATTTGCGGTTAATATACAAATTACTTACATCAATAATAGTCATTTCTTTGCTGGTGGAGCCGCTCTAGACCATCTAAACGGTAGTACTTCTTTCCCTTCAACAGTTACAAACACACTTATTTACAACTGTGGTTATGGACTTTATTCAAATACAGCCTTAACGGTAACACAAACATATAACCGAATTATCGCTACCCCTGTCGGGTTAAATAATATTGCAAGTAGTGTTACAACCACCACCACTTACAACCACGGAGTAGTATTTCCTTATTATTTACAAAACGGTTTGGGTACATTTCAAATGTTTACACCTATACTTGGTGGCCCGAACACAGCGGCAGGTATCGCGACAGGCGCACCTGCATCCGACATGTACGGTGTGACGTGGACAGGTGCAACGCCAGACACAGGCTCGGCAACCTATCGCAACATTAGCAGTGTTGGGACTTACCTGCCATCGGAGCGGAACGCCTCCGCCATCACCATCGCTCCCGGAAGCACATCACAAAGCGTAGAACTCTACCTTGGTGCTACA